CACAGCGACTCCGGTATTCGATGCCGCCAAACCTTGCTGTGCCACCGCTGCCTGTCCAGACGCGAGTGCTTGTCTTTGTGTCGCAGCGTATTTGCCCATATCTAACAAGGCTTGTTGGGCATCTAGCGCAAGCTGCATTTTTTTCCTTCTCGATAGAAGCAAATAAATTGCTCCCAAACCAAGAAGAGCTGGTGCAAGCCAGTTTCCAGCTATATCCGACAATTTCATAAAACCATTTACTATGAAATGTAAGCTATTGATAATAGGTTGTGTCGCAACTGCTAGTTGTTCGAAAATAGCTTGCATTCTTTCCAGAGCAGAAGCTGAAGCTGCCGCCATCTTGGCCATTTCTTCTTGAGATAATGCGCCTTCTTCGGTTTTGGCAATATGTGAATCAAAAGCAGAAACAGACATACCAAGAACCTTGTTAGCTTCAGCCATATCGGTAATGCCCATTTTTGCAGCAATTGCTTTCTGTTCAAATTTTCCCAGAGATTCAAAGTTTTTCCCGGTAGCCTCAAAAGATTGTAATAACAGACGAATACGTTGGTCTTCGGTTGCATTAACCATCTGCAGGCTATTCAAGTAGTTACCCCCTAAGATGGCGTTAAGGCCGCTGACAGCCTCCGCAGCACCCTGGAAGGTATCAAACTGTTCCATCATGCCTATAAGCGCGCTAGTCGATGTTCCAGCGGCTTTAGCGGCTGCAGCGACCCGTGCAAAGATCTTGGGAGCGTCTTTGCCATAAGCTGCCAATATGGGCATTGAGGCCTTAAACTCCTGCATCATCTCGCCTTGTTCGATACCAAGCTGGTTTGCTGCTCCGGCTAGACCTTGCATCATGGTTGTAGCTTCTGGAAGATCCATTTTTAAAGCAGAAACTGCTTCATTTAGTAAGCCTCCTGTGTCGCTTACGGCGACGCCTATGGCTTCCATTTGCACAGTAAGATCAGCTGCTTGCTGTTTGGCTTCGGGGCCCAAATTGGTAAATTGTCTGAATCCCCTAAAAAGTGCACCCATTGCCTCTGAGGATTTTCCAATAGTGACGTTAAATTCTGTATTGTGTTCTCTTGTATCGCGTATTAATTGGTCATATGCGCCGGCTGCTCCGGAAGTCTTATTAAATGAGGCCAAGGCCTGATCTTGGACACCGACAAGTCGAACTGTATTATCAACAATTGACCTTGTTGCTTGGGCAAGTAAGTTAGAAGGCCGAACAGACGTCAAAATAGTTTTACCTATTTGTCCCATCTGCATTCCAATACCTTTTAGTACATCACCTTCGCCGAGTGCTTCTGCTTGGGCATAAAAGCTATTTTCCCAAGCTCGCGAACTAAGCATAACTTTACCTAGTATTTTGTCGGTCTCTTCGCGGGTGCTGGCTAGGGCCTTGGCCGTGTTTTCATAGTGCTCCTGTAGTTCTTTTGCTTTTTCAGCATGCTCTTCGGCGGCCGTGACCTGGCCGCGTGCTAGGTCGACGGCGAGATGCTCGACGAAGAGCTGGGCTTCCGTCGCCTCGCCCGATTTCTGCAGCGCTTCGAGCTTCTGCTTCGCGTTCTTGAGACTCTCTTTATTAATAGCGACCGTGAGCAAGGCCTTTTGGTGCTTCGTTTCCTGGATCTTTGCTGACTGTTCTGCTAACTTGTGTTCTTCAAAATTGTTTTCATTTTGTTCTTTTCTAAGCCTGGTGAGTTCATCTTCAAGTTTAATCTGTTCCTTTAAGCTCATGAGCGCAGCCCGCTCTTTTATGGAGGCCTCCATGGGATCCTCACCTTCTTTGCGGGTACGGACCTCGTCAGTCGCTGGCGTGGCACCGAGCCCTTTACCAGATTTTACGAGTCCGATTAATTCTCTCAGTAACTTAGCTGTTTCGCTTTGGTTATTTTCAGCCATTTAAATATTTCCTATTTTAATGGCCACTTTAAGCCCGTTGTACGCTCAAAATTTTTAACTGCATTTTGCAAAAGATATCTATTTTTAAAAGTTCTTGGATCATCCAAACCATATCTTGTATATGCATCCATGTATCTTTTTTCTTTTGAGAGGGTATTACCGAAAGATCGTACTTGTGTGGGGGAACCTTTTAGAACAGTATTAATGGGAGCATTTTGAAACATACGGCTTAACATCCATTTGATATGAGCGCCCATTAACATTAATTCACTCTCATTCAAACTTTTAGTTAAATCAATAACAATTGGTTGCAATTCGCCATCATTAATAATCTCTGACATCTTAGTGTTCCTCCAGTTCTTTAATAATTAGTAAAATAAAATAAAAAAGGCCGGCCCCAATGGCCGGCCTTATCACCTACTTCCAGATCTTGATTTTCTCTTTGCTTCTTCTATGGCTTTATTTTCTTCTTCGATCTGTCTTTGCAATCTTTCCATAAACCACTTACGTAGGCCTACGGGAAGACTATAGGCTTCTGTGAAACTCCAGCCACCATGATATTTCAATAAGAAAAATTGTTCATATATATTTTCTATGTATTTATCATTTAGGCCAAAAAAATTCCGCAGTAAAGGGCACCTCCATGTCTGTAGATTCTCCGCACGATGGACACCAAAACTCTTGCTTCATATCAATATTTGGTGTAATTTTCGCATAAACTTTACGTAACTGCCTAGAATCTGTTGCAGGCATGTTGTTAATAAAATTATTAATATGGAATTTATTTGTTTCTCCGTTAAGCGAAACAATAGATCTGCGTATCTGCTCAGTTAAAATACTGTCATTAACAACGCCATGACGAGACTTTTTCTTTTTAGCTTCTGCAAATCTAGCTAAATGTAGCTCATCCTGACCAGTAAGCAGCCTAACTTCTGCAATCACTTCTGTCTTTGGTAAAAGTATAGCAAAGTTACCATTAGGTAGCGGTTTAAACCCTTCTGATTCGGGGTTTTCATGTTGATTCGGATTTATCATCTTATGAGTTCTTAAATCAAACTCAAAATCACTTACTGAAGTGCATGCAGGACAAGTTATTTTAGCTTTATAATCAGGACCGTATGCTAACATTCGGCTAAAGATTAAAATAGCATTTTTGTCGCCAACCAACAATTCGCTAACTTTGACTCTTTTATCAACAATAACATTTTGCAAAAGTCTATCAATTGCTATGCCTTTTTTAAGGAGAGTCCTTGAAGTAAGAATCTCCTCGTCGCGAGCCGTCATATGCCTAATTTCTATAGTCTCCTGTTTATGGAGAGGATGGCCTTCTGGATAAAACTTACCCTCTGAAGGGAGTTCTATGTGCTCGGTTGGTACAACAAAATTTAAACCGCCTGTACCTTGAGCGGTTTTAGTCTCCGGAATGGGTGGTGGCGTTGCTGCTGCTGCAGTAACGGCCGGGGCGTCGTCGTTCGAACGAGCCCCCACCCGATCCTGATTATTTCTGTTACTCATCTATGCCTCATTTAAGCTCTTAAATATAATTACGTGGCGCCGCCGCCCTGGACAGAGTCTGCCATTGTAGTAAGTGATTGATTCGCCTCGTTATCTTCATTTAGCGCAGCCCAATCATAACGCAGAGTTAAGGTAATTTCAGTTAATTCGTTGTTTGTATAATCTAAATCACCAAATTTAACATCTTTTATCCATGCATTGTAAAGTATCCACTCTTCTAACACTTCGTGGCCGTCGCCGCCGATGGCGCCAGATCCTAGTTGTCCGGCACCCAGATCGGGAGCCTCGGGGAAATCGCTGCCGGCCTGCGTAACGTTACCGCTGCCGCGGCCGCCAACGAATTGATCGCCGATCTGCTGAATTCTAACCATACCGAGAGCATCAACTGAAGCGGCTTTAGAAATCGTACGAGTGGTGCCGGAATCAGTTGGCATAACATAGCCAGAACCTCTTACAATATTCCATATAGACTGTACTACATCAGGACCACCTGGATCAACCAAAGTTACATCAACAGTGTTCCACTCAACCCTACCTGGGTACCAAAACTTGTGATTAATATATGTATGTTCGGTTTCGCTAATCGCAAAACTAGGTTTACCTACTTTTTTAGCTAGCCACGGAGGAAGATCACCAACCTGAACTAAAAACCTATAATTTCTCTTGGGTTCAGGTTGTCCAAGGTTTGCGTCTGACCAAAATGCCATTTAATTAATCTCCTTTATGAATGATACCACAGTGGGTCTCTAATGTTAAATAGTGGGGCAAATTAAATTTATCCCTTTTTTACTTTTTATCAATCGTCAAATGCTGCACCCTGATTTGTAATGTTGAAATCAATTGCAATGAATTCGATAGCTTTAGCGGGCTTAAGGAAAATCTTTGCATATAAAACATTTCTATCAATCAAATCAGCGGTAGTTGTCGAGTCGTCAAGAACAATCTTGTAATCTGTCAGACCAAAGGCCGTCTTGACACCTCTCAAGAAGGGATCGACTTTTCCAGTAAAGCGGTTCCAAGTGGTTTTGGTATTCTGATCAAAAAGAATACCATTGGCCATTCTTGAAATTTCTTTCTTAAGGAAGATAAGAAGTCTTCTTACGTTGATTCTATCAAGAGCAGACGGCGTAGCTTGCAGAGTTTTCTGCCCAAATACCACCAGCCCTTCAGCCGGGAAAGAGGCAATCGGGTTGATATTAGCATCATAAAGCTCGTCGCGCTCTTTCTTCGATAGTTTGTAAGCAACATCAACAACCGGAATGCCGGCTGCGCCGGCGGTGATACCACCTCTGTTAAACCCTGCAGGTGCAAACCATAGTTTTGATCTATTCTCTGAATGGGCCATCACGCCCAAAGCAACAACCGATGGCGGAACAAAAACTAACTGATTGCTAATGTTATCAAGCATCTGTACGAATGGGAAGTATGCACACCCATAACTTGAGTCCATCACGCGGTCTTTTAAAGCCTTAACGGCGTTATCGACCTTGGGTACTCTGTTTTGGAATGTACTAGTGCCTTCCGCCGCTGGAATGAAATCATTTTCAATATCGATAATGGCCAAACAATCAGCTCTGTCCTCGGCGACATCAATCAACTTCTGGGTTAGCGTTGTATTAGTTAGGCCGGGGACAGTAAGTATATTACATTCAACGAATTCCGTGTCTGCAACAACGTCAATGGCCTGCTTCAAACTGTTAAAAGCATAGTTAGTTTGTTCAGTAGCAGAACTCAGGCCCGTATTTCTAAACGGATCTGCTTCTGTGATATCCAAACCATCAGAACCACCGAAGAAAGGAGCAACAAACTTATCAGCACCGTAAAGAACTGCAGCTTCCCAACCAATCTTGGTGGCGCCGCCCTTCGTGTAGCCGCCGGTATCAGAAGTAATTGACTGACCGCGGTCACGTGAGCCGGAGGCATGTGCATGACGCGTTTCATTTGTAGCAGTTACAGAGCCACTATGTACATCGTCAAGTGTAAAGACAACAGGAATTTCCAATGTACCAGTAAGATCTGAGTAAGTTGCATGAGTTTGAGTATGCATGTCGCGATCTGGTATTCCCAATACAACATCTCTTACACTCGCATCAAAAATTGTACTCGTTGCAGAGCGTGTAGAAAGAAAGCCATGATAAGCCATTCTGTTGCTAGAAAGAGCATCAGATGACGAAGAAACTCTCAATGGAATCGTTGGCCAGTTGAAAGAGCCAGTAAAGCGACTCGTTGCATGGTCATCAGGCATAACCTGAAGGACCGCCGACCCAGCTGCATGGTTTGGATAGCTGAAAGATTCTTCGTACTGCTCTGAAGCCCATACATCTTGCATAATTGCTCCTGCGGATGCAACAGAAGTGCCTTGGTCTTGAAAATTTCCATAATTACCAATCACTGAGAAGCCTTTCGGTCGCGGTGGGCCAAAGAAACCAAACGGTACCATCGAAGGATCATCTGGGCCCTGTGCATCCAAATCAGCATCCATTTCAATTCTAACAAAATTAGACTGATTACGGAACTTACCATATTCCTTCAGGCGACGTTCATTCGTGTCAAACGCAACGTATCTATCGCCGATTCTTCTAGCAATGTAATTTGGTGAATTTGGATTAAGATTAAGGTTTGAAAATCTCTCAACTTCAACAACTTTTGAATCTGTATCAGCAAGATGACGCAAAGTTAAAGTAAATGTTGAATATGGGTTATTGTCATTAACTCCCGTCTTCATATTTGAAATTGCAACTTTAAGATTATGCATTTCATAAGTGCCAGCTTTTCTAGTATGAAGCTTAAAAAGCTTGGGCTGGGTTGAAGCGTTAAAATTAGTGTAATCGCCCAAATCTTGAGAAATAAACCAGCCTGTTTGCGCTGCTTTAGACGGAATTAATCGATTTGCCCACGATTCTGTACCTCTGGCCTTAAGAGGCGTTATGAAGCCGAATACAGCACCGGATTCGGTGTTTGTGACGACATCTGCAACTGCTCTATCAAAAGTCTCACCTAAGAAATAATTTTTAGTAGTCGCAGTGATGGTAGAATTTGTAATTGTTGCGTTGGTATTAAAAACTTTTCTAATGTATTTGTTGCTGGTTCTATCAAAGTTAAAAGTAGTTTTTTTAATCCCGGAAGAGTCTTCGATACTTACAGTAAATTGCTGGTTTGCACCAGAAGATTTCATCATCGTACCCATCGCGCCCGTCGTTTCGGTGGCATGTGAAAATGTTCCACTAAGGTAAGCAGATGTACCAGTGTTGGTGTAAAAAATAGCCGCCAAAGTACCAGTTGCTGGAGTGGAATCTACGCCCGCGCCGTGGCCTGGGGTAACATCGTTAGAAGAAGAGTTAATCAAGAATAAGCCATATGCACCGCCGGCAGTGGCAAGAGTTTTACCGGATGCACCGTCGGCCTCACCCATAAGCCAACCTGCTGCGCCTAGGGCCTGTGTAGCTCCGGCTTCAGTATGCTCTTCACCCAAAAGACGAACAACCGTAACTGGCGAATTATTTTTTAACCAAGCCTGCGCAGCATAAGGGGCATACATTGGACTGTTAAAACCACCATCGCGCCA